GGGGGGGGTAACGCCGAAACGGCGCGGCCGTCCGCCGAAGGAAAAGCCCACAGAAACACCACGCGCCGAGCCCGACAAAAGCATCGGCGATCTTCCGGCTGGCCGATATCGCAAGTGCACGCAGTGCGACCGCACGTTTCAAGTAACCGCGTTTCCGGATCGCACGAAGAACGTGTGCAAGCACTGCATCGGCGCAGCGGGAGTGCGTGAATGACACACGAACTCAAAAGCTGGCCGGAACAATTTGACGCCGTTTGGGTCGGATTCAAAACTGACGAGATTCGCTTCGATGATCGTGGTTACGACATCGGAGATTTACTCGTGCTGCGCAAGTGGTGTCCTGCGCTGAAGGCATTCGTCGGCGAACCCTGCGGCGTTCAGCGCCGAATTGAAGCGCGCGTCATGCACGTTACGCGTAGTTTCGGACTGAAGGATGGACACGTTGCGCTGTCGCTACATGTGCTGCGTCGCATAGAGGTAAAGATCTGATGGCCGCTAACTCAGGTATCGAATGGACGGAGGCCTCCTGGAATCCGATCGCGGGTTGTACGCGCGTGTCGCCGGGCTGCGTGCATTGCTACGCCGAGGTGATGACAAAACGGCTTGAAGCGATGAGGAAGGCGAAGTACACCGGTTTACTCGACGAGCACGGGCGCTGGAACGGGAAGATCAACTTCGACGAGCACGCGCTGGAACTTCCGTTGCGTACGCGCAAGCCGACGACGTACTTCGTGAACAGCATGAGCGATTTGTTTCACGAGAATGTGCCGGATGATTTTTTACACAAGACGATAGACGTTATGGAAAACGCTCCGCGTCACCGGTTTATCGTCCTTACTAAGCGACCGGAACGCATGCGGGACTTTCTGTGTAATTGGCTCAACAATCCGCTACCCAATGTCATCCTTGGCGTGTCGGCTGAGAACCAGAAATACGCGGACGAGCGAATCCCTGCGTTGCTTGAAACGCCAGCCGCCTGCCGTCTCGTTAGCGCGGAGCCGTTACTCGGTCCGATCTATTTCCATGTCGATTGGCGGATAAAACTGGGATGGATCATCACCGGCGGCGAATCGGGAACTGGTGCGCGGCTATGCGGTTCGCAGTGGATACGTGAAATCGTGTGCGATTGCGCCGAAACGTCCACCCCGTGCTTCGTGAAGCAACTGGGCGCGAATTGCGACATTCGGCTACGCGACCGAAAAGGCGGCGACATGGCGGAATGGCCTAAAGATCTCCGCGTGCGTCAATTCCCCACATTGCTCCAACGCACAGGAGCCGTCTAATGCACCCATGCCCGATTAAAAACTGCACGGTGATGGGCCTCGCGAACACGCTGCTCATGTGTCGCCGGCACTGGCGCTTGGTGACGCCCGAATTGCAAGACCGCGTGATTGCCACGTGGAACCAATACCAGGCGTCGCGCGAGCACAAGGACCTGGCGAAGTACCGCGCTGCGCGTGACGAGGCGCTGGCGGCCGTGGAAGCGGCGATAGAGGCGAAGGCATGACGCATTTTCTTGACGGCCCGGCGAAAGGCGAAATCCTCTACTTGCGGCGCGCGCCGATGTTTTTGCGCGTCACGCGCGATCCCATGTGCAACTTCGACGGACTAGATCAGGTGGACGATACGCCGCAGCCGGAAGAAACGATCTTTGTGTATCGGCGTAAAGGGAATTCGTCGATTGTTCACGTAGATGGCAGAAGAGACGGTAAGCGTTGGAGCGGCTGGTACGAGTTTGGGCAGTACGAGCTTGATCCTGAACAGCCAGCCGAAGCGGTCATGCGCGACAACACGGCATGGCAGAAATGGGCGCAAGAACGCGCTGCATCGTTGACGGAGACAAAATGACCGAGAAGCGCATCCTCCTGAACCTCTACGCCAGTGCGACGACGCCGTTCGATATCGACGACGATCTCGTGACGCAGCGCGTGTCTATCCTTGGGCGCACCGGCTCCGGGAAGACGTATACAGCCGCCGTGCTTGTCGAGGAACTGCTCGGCATCCGCGCGCAGGTCATCGTCATCGATCCGCTTGACGTCTGGTGGGGTGTACGCTCCAGCGCCGACGGGAAGCGTGACGGCTTTCCCGTTGTCATCTTCGGCGGCGATCACGAGGACATACCGCTGCGCGAGGAAGACGCAAAGGCGATTGCGGACGCGATAGTCGATCACGGTTTCTCGTGCGTGCTGTCGATATCGCACCTGTCCATGAATGGGCAGCGGCGCTTTATGACGGACTTCGCCGAACGGCTATTTCACCGCAAACACGAAACCGCGAAGCGCACGCCGGTCCATATCGTCATCGACGAGGCCGACGCCTTCGCGCCGCAGAAACCGCAACCGGGCGAGCAGCGCATGCTCGGCGCGATACAAGCCCTCGTGCGCCGTGGCCGGTCGCGCGGTATCGGCACGACGCTCATCAGCCAGAGGCCCGCTGTGGTCAGCAAGGACGTGCTCACGCAGACCGAAGTGATGATTGCGCACCAGCTCACAGGACCGCACGACAAGAAAGCTGTGCAAGCCTGGGTAGAAGCGCACGACGAGGGCAAACGCGGCACGGAATTCATGCGCAGCATTATCGAACTGGAACGTGGCGAGGCGTGGCTGTGGTCGCCGACGTGGCTGAAGGCCTTCACGCGTATCAAGGTGCGCAAGCGCAAGACGTTTGATTCGAGCTTCACGCCGAAAGCGGGCACTAAACCGAACACCCCCAACACGCTGGCGCAAGTGGACTTGACTGCGCTGAAAGCCAAGTTATCGAACACCATCGCGGAGGCCGCGGCGAACGACCCGGCGAAGCTGAAGGCGCGCATCAAGGAACTGGAAAAGCTTATTCCTGAAGCCGGGAAAATAGTTCAACCGGACGAGGCCGCGATCAATGCGCGTATTTTGGAGGCTGTGCGGGCGGAGTCTCAAGTCGTCGAAAGCGTGGTGAGTCAGCAACTACACCAAATGTTCGTAACAGGTGTGCAGGAAATGCACGCGAGTATCGACGCAATCTACGAGCGGCTCTGGAAGGGGGGAAAAAAGTTATACAAAGTTGATCCAGTAGGCGTGTTGAAGTGGAAGCCATCACCGGCCAAACCTCAAACCGCTGCGCGTGAGACGAAACCGCTTGTCCGCGAGACGAATCGGCCAAAACCCGAACCATCACCCGTCGCCGGTGAACTCGCCAAGGTGTCGCGCGAGATCCTCACGGCCATCCTGCAGCACGCAAACCACAGCGCGACGCGCGTGAAGGTCGCGCACATGGCCGGGTATCCGCCTTCCGGTTCATCGATGCGCGCTGGACTCGCGGAGCTGCGGCGCTTGGGCCTTATCGAAGGCAGCGACGTACTTGCCGCCACAGACGCAGGCGCTGCGACCATCACCGACGTAGCCCCGTTACCCACAGGCATGGCGCTCGCCGATGTGTGGCGACCGAAGCTCGCGAAGGTATCGCGCCAGGTGCTGGACGTACTACTCGCTGCGCACCCGAAGGCGCTCACGAAACAAGAGATCTCGGATGGGTGCGAAACATCGTATCCGGCGCACGGTTCATCCATGCGCGCTGCGCTGGCCGAACTGCGCAAGCTGGAACTGGTAGACGGCCGCGGCGACGAGATACGCGCCAGCGACGTTTTCTTCGAGGACTAATGCGGTACTCCATTTTACAAGGCGACGTGTTTGAAAAGCTGCGCGAGATCGAGACTGAGTCCGTGCAGTGTGTTGTCACTTCCCCGCCGTATTGGGGTCTGCGCGATTACAAGTGCGATGGGCAGATCGGCCTTGAAAAGACGCCGCAAGATTACGTTGCGAAAATGGTCGCTGTGTTCGCCGAGGTGCGTCGCGTGCTGCGTAAGGATGGCACGGTCTGGTTGAACCTTAGGGATTCGTATGCGGGCGGCGGGTGCGGTTGTGATACTCCGAAGCAGCAAACGAATCGCGGCACAAACGGTATGCCAAAGTCGATTGTTCCTGATGGACTCAAACCCAAAGACCTAATCGGTATCCCGTGGCGCGTCGCCTTAGCGCTACAAGCCGATGGCTGGTATCTGCGCAGCGACATCATTTGGGCGAAACCCAACACCATACCGGAGTCCGTGAAGGACAGGCCCACGCGCAGCCACGAGTACATTTTTCTGCTGTCGAAGTCGGCGAAATATTTCTATGACGCAGATGCTATCAAAGAACCTGCCAGCATGCGGACGGATGAGCGTCCATTCGGGAACGCTGGCGGTAATCGACATGGCGACGAAGGGCGGCGATACAACCACAATTCTATTGAAGCGCGCAAGGCGCGCGCATCTGCAAATCTGAAATCGCACCCGACCGCAGAACATAACGGGATCCGCCCCGCATCCGACAAACAGCGCGGACACTCGCGCAAGCACGCCGGATTCAATGACAGATGGGACGCGATACCCAAGGAAGAGCAATGCGCAGGCTATCGCAACAAGCGCGACGTGTGGACAGTCCCGCCCGCGCAATTCCGTGACGCACATTTCGCCACATTCCCGCCGAAGTTAATCGAGCCTTGCATCCTAGCGGGAAGTAAACCGGGTGACGTTGTGCTTGACCCGTTCTACGGATCGGGCACGACGCTGGAAGTTTCGATCCAGCATGGGCGCATCGGGCTTGGGATAGAAATCAATCCCGACTATATCAAGATTGCGCATCGGCGGTTAGAGAACGCCTTACCACTGCTCGCCGTTGGAGGTGACGTATGAACGCAAACCAACTACCCGACGCCGACGACTTCCGCGCGCTGTCCGATGACATGCGCCGTCGCCAGTACGCGAACCGGCTGCCGGAAATGAAGCCGGAGCACGTCGCGAGCGGTTGCGGCCCGGGCGTCGCTGTCACTGAAGACACGCCACAACACGGTGTGCGCAGCGTGCTCATGCGCGAGGTGGCCAAGCTCGATACCGAACTGTGGGTGATGATTTGTAAGGCGCAAATTCACATGCGGCGCACCGCGGAAGACTACGCATCGCTCGGCAGGCTGGCGCAGCAAATCGCGGACCGCGCGCATCTGTTGTCGGGAAAAGTGTGAGGTGAAACCGTTGGCAATCGATCTTTACTGCGGCCTTGGTGGCTGGACCGAAGGACTACTCGCGGAGGGTTATCGCGTCGTCGGTTTCGACATCGAGCGTCACGTATACGGCGACAAGCGATACCCCGCGCAACTCGTCCTGCAAAACGCACTCACGATCCACGGCTCCCAATTCAAAGACGCGCACCTGATAGTCGCAAGCCCCCCGTGCCAAGAGTACAGCTACATGGCTATGCCGTGGTCACTCGCGAAACAGCGGGAACGCGAATACCTGGACGGCACGCGCGACGTGAAGGATTTAACCCGCCTGTTCGACGCGTGCTTTCGGATTCAGCGTGAAGCGTGCGAGGCGGCGGGTAGACACATTCCGATGGTCGTTGAGAACGTCCGCGGCGCGCAGAAGTGGGTCGGGCGCGCCAAGTGGAACTTTGGCAGCTTTTACCTTTGGGGTGACGTGCCTGCGTTGATGCCGAATGCGAAGCGCGGAGCCATGAAGGGCTGCGCCGGCACAGTCAACGGCAGTGGGAATTTTCGCGAGCAGAGTTCATGGGATAGGGGCGCAAAAGTCCCCGGCTTTCGCTTCGATGGCAGCGGGCGATCTTTTCAGAGTGCGAGCGTTGAGGGTGTGAAATCGCCAGAAGGTTACGAGCGCGATCATCCAAACGCATTCGGATGGAAGAAGCCGAACATAAACAGCAAATCATCCGCACGCAAAGCCGCCAGCGCGCAGATCGCGAAAATACCGCTGGTGCTGGCGCGTCATATTGCGAGCGTGTACCGGGCCGAGTGTAACTGAGTTTCAAGGGGCATCGTGGCGAAAAGCTCACTCATAGGCGATCAGAAATTCCAACTGCTCGTACACCGACTCGGGATTCCAAAGGCGCATGTCTTGGGTCACCTCGAGCTGATGTGGCAGACCGCGTATTCGTCGTTCAGTCCGATACTCCGCACGCGGGAAGCGATCGAGATCACGGCGGGCTGGTGTGGGACGGAAGGCGTGTTCGCCGAGGCAGTACTAAACCCCGCTCACAACTTCGTGGACGCGCGCGACGATGGTCAATTTGAGATACACGATTTTTGGGAACATGCACCGGACTTTGTAAAGAAACGCTACATGCGCCAGCTTGAGCGTAAACAGCAACTTATAAAGCGGCGTTCCGTAAGAACCTACAGCGGCGGACAAAATCCGACAATGGCGGACAATGGCGGACAATGTCTGCCTACCGAACCGAACCCAACCCAACCGAACCCAACCCAAGCTATTAAAGCCGATCCCCCCGATCCCCCCGCGCCGATACCCGCACCAAAACCGGCATCGGAGAATCGGCCATCGGCTCAGTTACCCGAACCTCAAAAGCCGAAACCAAAGCCGCAGCCGCAGACCAGCACGCACGAAGACCCCGTAGAAATCGCCGTCAGCCGCTTGCTCGAATTCGAGACGGAGCGCAACCGCGGGCCGAGCGTGGCGCTGATGTGGCGAATGCGTGTGCGGGCAATGGCACGCCTTCCAGACGGCCTATTCGCCGTGAGCAAGATGTGTGACGAGTGCGAGACGCGCAGAAACCCGCGCGCCGCGGAAACCAAGGGCTACAGCAAGGAAACGATACGGGACGAACCGGCATGGTTGAATCAACAAACATCGCAATGGCTGAAAGACCATCAACCCGCCACCGCGAGATCCGCATCGTGATACCCGGCGAGCCCGTACCGCTGGAGCGTCATCGCAGCCGCATCGTGAAAACGCGCCATCGCGACTACATCCAGCAGTACGAAACCGACTGGATGAAGGACATCAAAGCGTACGTGCAACAGCACGCGTGCCTTGCGATGCGCAGGCTGGGCGATTTGTCGCCGATGGAAGGCCCGCTGCACGTGACGCTGTACTTCGGCATGACGAAACCGAAGGGACGCGACCGCGCGAGACCATTACCGGATTCGCGGCCGGATTTCGACAACCTCACGAAGCTCGTGCTGGACGCGCTGAACAACCTCGCGTGGCACGACGACGCGCAGATCACCGATTGCATCGTGAAGAAACGCTACGACGTGACGCCACGGACCGAAATCGTGGCGAGACCTCTAACGGCGGTGGAAGCCGCAAACTGAAAGGAACCGACATGAAGGGTGCAGAACTTGTGGACGCAGTAATCGACCGTATTCAGGGGCGTGAAGAACTCGCGATCCGCCAGGACGACATCAGGAAAGTTGTGCAGGCGACACGCGACGAATTGGAGCTGCCGTACGGTACATCGCTCCTGCGCGTGACCGGCGAGAAAACCGAGGACTGGGCCGTAAAGGGCGACAAGATCAAGCTCACGGTCGAGTGCGACAAAAATGACGCAACGCTGCTCGCGCTGTCGCACATGAGCGGCGGCATCGTCATCTTCGGTGTGAACGAAAACGCGGAGCCGACCGATATCGAAGCGCTGGCCGAGCAAAACGAAGACGGCGACGGTGATGACGCGGGCGATGGTGGCCAGGAAGAAATCACCGATGGCGCTGGCGACGACTCCGGCGACGATGGCAGCGGTATCGAACGCCCGACGCGCAAGCCGCGCAAGTTGGCCGGCCGCGTGAAGAAACGCAGCGCGCGGTAGTCGTGAGGCCCGAACCTGCAAAGTTCCCGTCGAAGGCATACCGGGCGGCGTACCGTAAAGGCCGCGCCGCCCGGGTACTGAACCACGGGATTGACAAATGCCCGTATCGCAGCGACCAGAGCTGGTCGAAGAACTTCCGCGTATGGTGGCACAGAGGCTGGCGCGATGCCGGGTGAACATGACAAAAAGGGAGGAGCTGAGAATGAGTGAAGTCGATGACATGAACCGTCTGCGCGTTCAGGCAGAGCGCGAATTGCACGAAGTAAGAGACGAGCGCGATCAGTTCAAGCGAGATTACGAAAACGCCTGCTCGACGATTGAGCTTATACACTTTTCCGCAACGGGCCGCAGGGGTGAGGCACCAAAGCGCGGCGTTGTCGAGGATGTTGCCGATATGAAAGCCAAATGCGATGCGTTGGATAAAGCCGCCGAAATGCTCTGGGCGGTACTCGCGAATGTCAGCGGCGGCGATTGGACGAAGCAAACACAGGAATGGCAGGACGCGGCGGCGAAATGGCGCGACAACTACTTCGCCACGATTCGCACACCAGGGGCTGAAGTTATTGTAACGCAATAAGTAGCGAGCGCCTGAAGTCAGCCGATGGAATAAACTCTTGTCATGGCAAATAGAACAAAAGCGACAGCAGAAAAGAAAGCCGCGTTCCTGCACGCGTTGCGCGACCTTGGCGGTAACGTCGGGCGCGCAGCCAAGCGCGTGCGGGTGAACCGTGGCACCTTCTACGCGCACAGGCTGGAGGACGCGGACTTCGCCCAGGCGTGGGACAAGGCCATCGCCGATAGCGAATCGATTCTCGAAGACGAGGCGCTGCGCCGTGCGGTAGACGGCACGTTAAAACCTGTTTACCAAGGCGGCAAGCGTGTGGGCACCGTGCGCGAGTATTCGGACACGCTGCTCATCTTCATGCTGAAAGCGCGCAACCCGAAGCGGTACCGCGAATCGATGAAGCACGAAATGAGCGGGCCGGACGGCGGGCCGATACAAACGCAGGGCACGCACGCCATCGACCTAACCAAGTGCAGCGAAGACGAGCTGCGGCTGTTGCAGGGCATCGCCGCACGGCACGAGGACACCACACCCGGCGCATGATCACGGCAGAACCACCGAGTATCCGCATACCCACCGGCGAGGCGATCCAACAGGAGCTTGCGCGCCGGAGCCTGTACTACTTCGCCGATTACATGATGTGGGACGACATCGCGGGGCGATCCACCTTCGTGCACGGTAAGCACGTCCGCGAGATATGCGGTGCGCTGGAGGAAGTCGAGCGCGGCGAGATTGACCGGCTGATGATCTTCGCGCCGCCGCGCCACATGAAAAGCCTGTCCACCTCGCAGCTCGCGCCCGCATGGTTTCTCGGCAAGGACCCGCGCCGGCGCATCGTGCAGACCGGGTATGGCGATGCGATTGCCGTGGAACACTCGCGCAAGTGCCGCGATTACTTCCTGAGCCGACGCTTCAATGCGCTGTTTCCGGAGGCGCGGTATCAGGCGACACGCGAGACGCAATCATGGCTGGCACCGCCGAAACAGTCCGCGCACGAATGGGGCACGACGCAGGGCGGCGGGTTTCGCGCGGTAGGTATCGGGGGCGCGCTGACCGGGTACGGCGCGGACATTCTCAATATCGACGACCCGATCAAGAACCGCAAGGACGCGGACTCGAAGACGTACCGAGACAACGCGTGGAACTGGTACCGCTCCGTGGCGCGTACACGCCTCACGCCGAACGGCGCCATCGTGCTCACAACCACGCGCTGGCACCGAGACGACCTTGCGGGCCGGTTACTGAAAGAGATGCGTGAAGGCGGCGAGCAATGGAAGGTGCTGGAATTTAAGGCCATAACCCAAGACAAAGACGAGCCGGACGAAAGGAAACGGTATCACGCGCTGTGGCCGGAGTTCTGGCCGCTCGAAAAGTTGCGCGCGCTGGAACGGGGTATCGGCCCGCGCGAGTGGGAAGCGCTTTACCAGCAGAACCCGACCGAGGAAGGCGGCACGATCTTCAAGCGGGAATGGTGGACGGGGAAGAACCGCTACAAGCAACCCATGTTCACCCACTCGAATGTAGGGCGAATCCTCTCGTGGGATACCGCGGAGAAGATTGGCGAGGACAATGCCTACTCGGCATGCGGCGCGTACGAGCTGTCGCCCGCGTACAAAATGGGTATCACGGACCTATGGCGCGACAAGGTGGAATTCCCGGGCCTCGTGAAGCAAGCGATCGACATGGCGACAAAGCACAACCGGGACGGCAAGCTGCGCGCGATTGTCATCGAAGAGAAGTCGAGCGGCACAGCATTGATACAAACGCTTCAACAGCAGGCACCGGAATGGATCCGCAAGATCGTGCACGCCGCGCCGAAGACCGAAGGGAAAGTGCTCCGCGCGCACACGACGTCCACGTATTGCCATCTCGACGCTGTGTTCTTTCCGGAGCCGAGCGAAGCGGTGATGTGGCTGGGGCCCTTCGAAGACGAGTTGTATAGTTTCCCTGGTTCGGTCTTCAAAGACCAAGTGGACCAGTTTACGCAGGCGATCTGGTATTGGGAAAACTACCTGGCGTCGGGACTCGGCATCCAGGTGATGCACTGAAGAAGCGAAATAGCGAATAGCGAGGAAGTGAGGGACTGCGATGCTTTTATCACGTATCACGCGCGCGCTCGCTGGGATGATCGGCGGCAACGCGCAACGGCCCAGCGAAATGAGCGAGTACCAGCTTGTCGAGATGCTGGAATCGTACTACTTCGGCAACGGCGTGTATCTGAAGCTGTGCCAGGCGCTGCGCGAACAGGGCTTGTGGTCGCCGAGCATGAAGGATCTCCGCAACCCCGTGCATAGCGC